TCTCAAAAGCAGGGTTTTGAGCTCTTTCAATCGCGTATTGGAAATTCTGATGGGCAATACAAAAGATTCTGAAGTTAGTTAATTCAAACTTCGCTCTCTTTAATGTATTTGCTACCAGATGTAGTTCCTTATAAGTAAAGAATACTAATTTTCTAAATAGTATATCTCTCTGATAAGGACCTAAGTAACTTTTAACTAAAAATAGAGTTACTAGTTCTCCTGGAGTAGTAGGAACAGTCTTAAGAAATTGAAATAATTTCATAGCTGTTGACTTACTACCCGGTCGAACTTTATAACCATATCCAAGTCACCGGATCATAGATAGATCTGAAAGATTGTACTTACGTTGAAGTTCTCTAACAGAGGAAACAGAGTCATGACTGGCTCTGGCCTCCTGTAAAGGGAAAGGACTTACGTCCTCTCCTTTATAAAGAGTTCTCTTCGCGAATTCAATCCCAAGACCGTCTGGAGAAATTACGGATTTAGCAATCCCTAATTTAACTCCAAGTTGATCCATGATCGTCTGATATTGGAGGGAAACGGATTTATTTCAAATAGCAATATCATCTCCTAATATTGCATAGGAGGTGAAAAGCTTAGAAGAATCTAATCCCGCTTGTCAGGCAGCGCAGTTAACCAGGAAATGATGAGTAAGAGCAAGCATAGCTCAACTCGATAGAGCCCCCATAGGTTGACCTACAGAGTAACGAACGGATTTCCCGTAGCTGGATAGCTCGGGATAATCCTTTAGTAGTTTAGAGAAATCAAAATCTCTATCTACCATTAACGTTGCTCAGTGTGTCGCAAATTCATCTCCAAAGATTTTGGATAGAAGTTTGCTTTGAACATATAAGGGTAATCTATCGGTCGCCGCGGAAAGATCTAATGAATCAATCTGGGTTTTACCAAAGGGAACTCTACTAAGAGGTCTCAATTGGTTAAAGGTTCCATCGGTAATGTGTTTTGACAATTGTCAGAACAGATACTTATGAAGACCTTTTAATGCCCATTGTGTTCATGGATCTACCATAGCGAATACTCTCATTTTTCCTGCAGGTTCCGGTTTGATATGTAATCTTCCTAAGAAGTTACATACTTTAACCGATACACCCCCTAATCGATACCGATCGTTAGTTACCTTGGGTAACTCGAAACCGGCAGCACTATTATTATGACTTACTCAATTCGAAATCTTACTAAAAGACAAAAGTAAGGCTTTCGAGTTCGTAAAATTCATAATATAGTAAAGTGCATGCAGCAACTTCTTAGAATCGGGTTCCATGAACTTAACCAGTGATCTAACTAAAGATCAGTGATGAGTACTGGGTTCCCCAGATTCAGTAGAAGGAGATGCAGTCAATATAGGGAAAGGGTTAGTAGATTCCATTTTATGCGAATGATCGATAAATAATCGAACAAATCGTTCATAAAATGGTCCAAAGTCTACTTCCTCTGTTAAAGGAGGATCGATTATCGTGGAGAAGCTAGCTTTTCCAATGTACTCCATATTTCTATATGTAGAAAATAGAGT